GTTGCGTGAGACTACCGTAGCCACCAATGGAGAAACTACCTATTCAACTTTAATCGGCAAGTTTGTCAATGATGCCAAACGCCAGGTTGAGGATGCGTTTAGCTGGAACGTATTGGGGCAGAACATAACTTTGACAACGGTGGCGAACACCTACAGCTACAGCCTTACTGGTGCTGGTCAGAAGTTTCAAGTTATGGATGCCATCAACACTACGTCAAACGTGGGGATGCAAAACATCAGTTTTGTGCAAATGAACAGGTTCCAAAACCTTGTACCAGTAGCAACTGGAATCCCAGAATACTATGCATTTGATGGCGTTGACTCTAACGGAGACACTAAGGTAAGTCTGTATTCGCGGCCTGATGGCATATACACAGTTATCTTTTCTCTGACCATACCGCAGGCAACATTGGCATCTGACTCAACATCAGTCAAGGTTCCTGACTTCCTAGTGGCGCAGAACGCATACGCCAGGGCATTGGTAGAGCGTGGCGAGGATGGCGGCCTATCCTCCTCTGAGGCTTATCAGCTTTATAGGTCAATGCTGTCTGACTATATTGCTCTGGAGGGTACTCGCTACCCAGAAAATCAGGAGTTCGTTGCGATATGAGCCAAGCACTGCAAACTGCGAGTATTCAAGCGCCAGGCTTCTATGGTCTGAACACGCAAGACTCTCCACTGGACTTGTCCAGCGGGTTTGCTTTGGAAGCTACCAACTGCATCATTGACCAGTACGGACGCATTGGCGCTAGGAATGGTTGGTCTAGGATTAATGCAGCATCAGGGAACCTTGGTGCTAATGATGTTGGCGTTATCCATGAATTAGTGCAAACCGATGGAACAATCACTGTCCTGTTTGCAGGCAACAACAAGTTATTCAAGTTAAGCAGCACCAATACTGTTACCGAGTTGACGTATGGCGGTGGCGGCACTGCGCCTACGATTACAGCTAATAACTGGTCATGCGCTTCCCTTAATTCAATCACTTACTTTTTCCAAACTGGCTATGATCCATTGATCTATGACCCTGCGGTAAGTACAACGACATTTAGGCGCGTCAGTGAGAAAACTGGTTATGTTGCAACCGTTCCAAGCGGAGATATTGTTATCTCAGCATTTGGACGTTTGTGGGCGGCTAATACTGCTTCCGTAAAAAGCACGATCTATTTTTCTGATTTGTTGTCTGGTCATATTTGGTCAACTGGAACAGCCGGTTCTCTTAACATTAGTCAGGTTTGGCCTAATGGTGCAGATGAGATAACGGGACTTGGATCGCATAACGGTCAACTGATAATTTTTGGCAAACGTCAAATCATAGTGTACGCAGGGGCGACAACACCATCAACGATGTCATTGAATGACTCCATTGGCGGTATCGGCTGCACCGCTAGGGACACTATCCATAGCACGGGCAAGGACATCCTTTTCCTGTCTAACTCTGGTGTTAGATCGTTTGCTAGGACAGTTATTGAGAAGTCTGCGCCATTGGGTGACTTGTCAAAGAATGTACGCAATGACTTGATTGCATCACTTGCAAGTGAAACCCTTGCAAACGTGAAAGCAGTCTATTCAGAAAAGCAAGCATTCTATTTACTCACCTTGCCATCCACCAAGCAAGTCTACTGCTTTGATACGCGAGTGCAGTTACAGGATGGTTCGTTTAGGGTGACTGTCTGGGACTCCATCGAGCCTACTGCCTTACTCTATCGGCGCAATGGTGACCTGGTTATAGGCAAGAACGGTTATTTGGGCAAGTACGAGAACTATCAGGACTACACCTCATCCTACCGATTGCAGTATTACACCAATCATTCTGATTTGGGTCTTGCAAATGCCACCTCAGTATTGAAGAAGTTAAGGACTGTAGTCATTGGTGGAACAAATCAGTTCGTCACAATGAAGTGGGCGTTTGACTTTACAACAAACTATTTGTCCAACAATGTTTCTATTCCAACGCAAGGAATAGCCGAATACGGGATTGCTGAGTACGGAGCAAATGCCACTGTTGTTGCCAAGTATTCTGATGGTGTTGCTTTGCAAACCTTAGTTACGCAGGCAAGTGGCGCGGGTAAAATTGTGCAAACTGGATATGAGGCAGACATAAACGGAAGCAGCCTATCTATTCAGAGAATAGAAATCCAATTTAAGGATGGGAAACAAACATGACCAATTACACACAGTCCACGAATTTCGCTACTAAGGATGCGCTTACGTCTGGCGATCCTCTGAAGATTCTCAAGGGTACTGAGATCAACACCGAGTTTGCCAACATTGCTATCGCGGTGGCAACAAAGGCAGACTTGATTAGCCCTACGTTTGTGACTCCAGCACTAGGGACACCGGCTAGTGGAGTGATGACAAATGTCACTGGTTTACCTTTAACTACTGGAGTAACGGGTACTTTACCTGTTGCCAACGGTGGCACGGGAGTAACAAGTTCTACTGGATCAGGCAACAATGTTTTGTCCACAAGCCCAACATTGGTAACTCCTGTTTTGGGTACGCCTTCTTCTGGAAACCTAGCCAATTGCACATTCCCCACGCTAAACCAAAATACTACAGGTTCATCTGGCTCATGCACAGGTAACTCTGCAACTGCCACTAGCGCCACCAATGCAACAACCTCCGCATCATGCTCTGGCAATGCTGCAACAGCTACCAATCCTCAAGCTGGTGGAACATTTATTACGTCTAGCAATATTGCCAGTCAGTCAGTATCTTCCGCCACCAACGCCACCAACTCCACTAACGCCACTACGGTAACTACAACAGTCTCATCTGGCGCTGTAGGTACAACTCAATCCAATGGTGACAACAGCACAAAAATTTCCACTACTGCGTATGTGCAGAACATGGGGTTAGGATTGAGTCAAACTTGGCAAGACGTAACAGCTTCTCGCGCTAGTGGAGTAACCTACACCAACTCAACCGGCAAACCGATTCAAGTCAATGTTGCTGGCCTTTGCACTAGTGGCAGTGCGATTCTTTATTTAACTGTCGGCGGCGTTGTAATCTCCGGAGGGCAAGTGCAAAATATCACAAACTTAACTGCGCAAGTGGGCGCAATCATTCCTCCAAGCACAACGTATGTGTTGTCGGTAAATTTTGGATTGGTAACGCCAACTTATTGGTCAGAACTGCGTTAAAACATGATTACACACCACTTTAGCGATGGACTGTACGCAAAGGAAATATTAATTTCCTCTGGTCAGATGTTGATGCAACACAAGCATGAGTATTCACACTTTGGAATCCTTGCTAAAGGTAGAGTTGTTTTTGTCAAGGATGGGGAAACACAGATTATTGATGCCCCTGCCTGTTTGAACATTGTTGCAGGCGAAAATCATGGCATCAAAGCGATGACTGATTGCGTTTGGTTTTGTATTCATCACACTGACGAGAAAGACCCGTCAAAGATAGATGATGTTTTGATTAAAGGGGATTGATATGCCTTTCATTATTGCTGGTGCTGGTTTATTGGGTGGGTATTTGCAGGGGCAATCAGCTAAGAGTGCTGCTAATACGCAAGCTGAAGCACAGCGAGAAGCCGCCAGATTAGCCGCTGAAGAAGCCCGTTTTCGGCCTGTTGGCGTAACAACTAGGTTTGGTACATCACAGTTCCAAACAGGCCCAGATGGGCGTGTTAGTGGCGCTGGATACACCTTATCGCCAGAGATGAGAGCCTATCAAGATCGCTTCATGGGTCTAGCGGGTCAAGGGTTAACGCAAGCCGAGCAAGCACAGCAGCAGTTCGCACCGATACAGCAAGCAGGCCAAACTCTATTTGGAATGGGTCAGCAGTACCTCAATCAGCCTGCGGATCAACGATTGGGAGGTATTGCAAGCCAATACCTTGGAGCGCAACCCGATTTCGGCATGGGTCAGATTGGTCAGAGATTGTTGAATCAAGGCCAAGATCAGCAGTTAACCGACATAGCGCGTCAGCAGTTTCAGACTAATGCTGGTGCCCAGGCGCTTACCTCGCTTGGTTCGCAGTACTTGGCGCAATCACCACAAGAGGCCGCACAAAAGTACATGGCCTCACAGCAAGAATTGCTTGCTCCGAGCCGCGAGCGTTCAATGGCGCAGTTGCAGAACACTTTGTTCCAACAAGGTCGTGGCGGGTTGAGTGTTGGCGCAACTGGTGCGCGTCCTAGTGGCGCGGCTGGCCTTGGTGCTACCACTCCAGAACTGGAAGCGTACTACAACGCACAAGCCCAGCAAGATGCAGGCTTGGCAGCTCAAGCGCAACAAGCTGGACAACAGCAAGCATCCTTTGGCGCTGGTCTGCTAGGCCAAGGACAGCAACTAGGTCAAGGTCAGATCAACTTTGGCGCCGGTCTGTTGAATCAGCAACAAGCAGCCGAGGCGCAGCGACTAGGTTTAGGCTCGGCGCTCACGGCGCAGCAACAGCAACTAGAGCAAGGACGTTATGGCTTTGGTGCAGGACTATTGAACCAGCAACAAGCTATGGAGCAAAATCGTGCTAGTTTTGGTGCTGGTTTGTTTGGTACTGGTGGCAATTTGATTAGTCAAGGCTATCAAGGCCAGGTGGGTGCTTTGTCGCCTTACCAAGCGTATCTACAAGGCGCTACAGGGCTGGAGTCACTAGGACAGCAACCGCTTGATCTTGGCATCAATATCGGTGCTAAAGGAATGAGTCCTAGCGCAGCTAACGCGATGTATGCTGGTGGCACTAATGCGGCTGCAAGCAATTATGCTGCTAACGCTTACAACCCGTTTGCTACTGCATTGGCACAGGGAAGTCAGAATCCTCAATTTATGAGTGGTGTAAAGAATTTATTTAGTCCATATGGAGGAACTCCGCAAGGCGCGTATGGTCAACAGAATCAATATTTATCTGGTGCATTCTCTAATCCACAGTCGCAGCAAGCGCAAATGTTGGCCTTACAACAATTTGGTTTTTAAGGAATTATCATGGCAGACATAGTACAAACCCTTTTTGGAGTTAGCCCTGAGTCCTATCAGCAGGAGCAATCTGCTTTGGCTGACCAGCGAGCAATGCAGTACGCCAAGCTAGACCCGTTCCAGCAGGCTAACTACGCTATTGGGCGTGGTGCTTATGGCTTGGCCGGTGCTTTAGGTGGCGCTCTTGGAGGCCAAGACCCTGAGTTGCAGAGGATTAGCGCACGAAACTCTATAGCTAAACAGATTAATTTTTCAGATTTGAATTCCATATCGCAAGGTGTGCGTATGTTAAGTGAATCTGGAGACACACAAGGCGCAATGCAGTTGCAACAAATTCTTCTTAGTCAACAAGCTAAATTAGCATCTATTGGCAAGGATGAGGCGGCAGCAAAACGAGAGCGCCTGCAAAGCATTCCAAACGATATTCAATTAGCGCGTGAGATTGCGACTTTACAAGAAAATATAGATAAATTAAAAGGTTTACCTGCAAGTCCAGAACGTGACCAAGCATTGAGACTTGCATCTGGTCAGCTTTCTCAATTGGAAAGATTGACGGCTAAAGCTGAGTCGAAAAATCCAACTACCAATGAATTGACAAATGCTGAAAATATTGCTTTGAAAGCTGGCCCAGTTGGATCGCCTGAGTACGACAAAGCGTTTATGGCCGAGTACAGCCGCCTAACTGCACCTAAAGATGACAAAGGCCCAGCGTTTGGAACTGACCGCGAAGCTGTGGCCGCAGAGGTCTATGGAGAGACTTTTACTAAATTAACGCAAGCGCAAAAAGCTGTTGTCAACAAGCGCGTTGAAGAAGAGCAAGGCCGCAAAGCTGCGGCAGGCGCGGCAAAACTTGTGCTTCCTGGCACTAAAGAATTAGTTGATATTCCGGCTTTTCGTGCTAAGGTGCAAAGCACTATTGATCCGCAACTCAAAACTGTTAATGCTGCTGATCAAGCATTGCAAGCTATTGAAGATTCTCTCACAACGGGCAATTTCATATCGTTTAATGCTGCTCGAGTGCAACTTGCCAAGGCTCTTGGAGATAGTCAGTTAAGCCGTAAAGATATAGAGCAAGCTGGTGGAGATCCATCATTGTTAGGTGGTTTTGCAGATGCTGCATCTACATTGTTTAAATCAACACCTACCGAAGACACGCAAAAGAAAATAAAAACAACCTTAGAGGCTATTCGCAAAGTGGCTTCGAAAAAAGCATCTACTGAAGTTGAACAGCAGCGTAAGATGGCATTGCGTTCACCTGGATACAACGTAGATGCGGTAACAGAAGCGCTTACATTTCCTGAGTTAGCGCCTCGTGGTGTTGCTCCCATATACGCTACCAATGGTAAAGAACGTATTATGAGCACCGACAACGGAAAAACTTGGTCTCCAGTGAGGTAACAGCATGGCACTACCAGCAGGATTTGTTTTAGAACAGTCATCTAATCTTCCCCCAGGCTTTGCGCTTGAGGAAAATGCGCCGCCATGGGATAGTTTATTAGGTACACCTACAGGCGATTACCGCGTAGAAGCATTACGAAAAGGCTTGGCATCAACACCTGCAATGGCTGCTGGGTTAGGCGCTCTTTATGGTGAAAGTTCTGCTGGTCAAGGTTCTGGTATACCGCAACTAATCCAAGCATTGCGTAAACCAAGCCAGCCAGAGCCTCCACGTTCACCTGGAGAAGTATATTCTTCGGCGCAGCAACCTGTTTATCAATCCATTATGTCTGCGCTTGGTAGCACTGGTGCAGAACCTAAAACTGGCATGGAGAAGGTTATTGCTGGCGGTTTGCAAGCTGGATCAGACCCGCTTTCTTATGCGTTTTCACCACTAGCCGCAATTAAGCGCATGGGGATGTTTGGGCAAACCCTTATGCGTCCTGCGGAGCAAGCTATTGTTGGTGGAGGAGGAGAAGCTGGTGGTATGGCTGGTGAATATGCTGGCGGAAAATTTGATATGCCAGGTACAGGCCGCGTTGTTGGTGGTTTGCTAGGTGGTGGTCTTGCAGGCTACGGCACTGGTACTGTGCTTAAAGCAGTTCCATTAGGTGGTAAAGCCTATGATTTAGCAAAAAGTCAATGGGATAAAGTTAGAGGGACAGACCCTGAAGACACGCTACTTAGAGATGTAAACAACCGCATCAACAATATTTTTGTTGCTGCTGGTGCTGCTGACCCTAACTTTATGAAAACACTGACCGACGCTGCTAAAGCGCAGGAAGGTGTTTTCCTTAAAGCACCAGGTGGTGTTGAACTAAAAATGCCAATATCGGCCATGCTTGCTGATAATCCGGTTATCAACAACTTCATCCAGAATTTATCGGCGCGTGACCCTGTATTTCGTGCCCAGTACGGAGCGCAATACGAATCGGCCAAACAAGCGTTGGCTGCAAACCAGATGCGCCTATTTGGCGATCCTACAAAAGTAAGTGTTACTGCTGTTGGAACAGACTTATCTAAGGCGCAAGTTCGTCGCGTTCGTTCGTTGGACGAGCAGATAGCTGATGTCTACAAAGACCAATCAATTGATCCAAATATGTTTGGTCAACGTGTAGCTAACTTAGTAGAGAAAAAAGAAAAAGCAGCTTATGCTGAAGTCAAACCTCTGTACACAGAAGCGTTTGATATTGCCAAAGCCAAAAATTTGGAACTACCAGCCGAATCAGTTGATGACATTTACAATTTTGTTGTTAGTGAACGCGCATCTGACGTTTTTAAAACATTCCCATCTATTTATAACCGAGTTCAGTCTAGATTTAAGCCATCTACTGTTGAGCCAAGCGCTATCTTGACTGCTGAAGGCAAACCAATGACGCCAGGTGGCGTGCAGTTTAACGCCGCCACAATTGAAGATTTGGATTCTCTTAAACGTGAGATTAATCGACAATTAAGCAAGACTGATGTTCCAAGTGAAATTCGTTTGCTTTCAGAATTGAAACAACGTGTTGGTGGACATATTGACAACCTTGAACCTGATTTTGTAGCAGCGTATCGCAATGCTGATAAAGCATATTTGCAAAAAATTGGCTTGCCTTTTGATGCGGCTACCTTACGCGCAGTTGATCGTAAAAAGTTTGTTGAACAAATAGCACCAGCAATCATTGGAAACAAGTCCAATGTTTCTGAGTTTGTTGCGGCTACTGGCCCCGAAGGATTGCAGTTAGCACGATCTGCTTTCTTAGATAGCTTTACCAATGCTGCGCTCAAGAATGATGTTTTAGACCCCAAAGCTGCGGCTAAGTGGCTCAAGAAAAATGAAGGCGGTGTATCTTTGGTGCCTGGATTGCGCGATGAGTTGCAATCCGCTACTACTGATGTTCAGCAGTTGCTGGCCGAGCGTACACGCCTTAATGCCGACTTTAAGCGTGTTGCTGGAGATCAGATCATCAGCGCACAAGGAGTTAGTAGTCCACAAGATTTGGTTTCTAAGATGTATGGTGATGTCAAGTTCACCAACAAATTCATGCAACAGTACGGAGCCAATAAAGATTCTGTTAATGCGGTTCGGTCATTTATGCTTGATGATCTAGTTAACGCAACAGACCCAATTGCTCTTTTAGCTGACCGTAATAAAGCGGCTGTATTCAACCGCGTATTTGGCCCTACCTACGCGCAAAAGGTGCAGGACTTCGTGACGGTTTCTGATCGAATTACACGCGACCTGAGTAACGTATCATTTAAAGGTGAAACAGTACCTAAAACTGGTTTTGAAATGATGACTGGATTACCTCCAGAACAAGTTCTTTCTAGGATATTTAACCCTGTATCTGGTGCCACTTACGCCATGACTTCGTTGTTTAGCAAGTTCTGGGCGAAAAAAGCGTCCGAGTCTACTGAGGCAAAACTTAAAGAATTGCTGCTTAACCCTAGCGATGCAGTTAAGGTTTTTCAAGCTGTGCAACCGCGTGTCTCTGGACTTGACCAAAAGAAGATTCAAGACGCCATTGAAGTCGGTAGAAAATATGGCATCCAATGGGTGGCAGATGCTGCCAATGACATCACTTCAGGTGCTGCGCGTGGTGCAGTGCAACAATCTCAACAACAGGAATAACCCATGATTAGCTTTTTAATGGTGAAATAGATGAGCGACATCAAATCAAAACTTACGTTTTTTGTGACCCTAATGGTCAGCTTCACCCTGTGCGTTGTAGTAATTGGAATGGTCGGGGTGCTGATGGCTGGTCTGTTCAACCCCATTGTGGACAATGCCGAAATATTTAAACTCATATCCCCCGCATTCCAAACCATTGTTGGTGGCTTTATTGGGCTGCTGGCTGGCGTAAAACTTTCCCATAATGAAGATGCTCCCCCCTGCAAAAAGGACTAACCCATGCTAACTATCCTCTCAACCCTGATCTCTTTCCTTATGGGCGGCCTTCCTAAGTTGCTGGACTTCTTCCAAGATCGCAACGACAAAAAGCATGAACTGGCGTTAGCTGCCATGCAGATTGAACGCGAGCTAGAGTTACGCAAAGCAGGGTTTGAGGCGCAGGAACGGGTTGAACAGATACATAGCGCACAGCTTGAGATGGAAACCAAAGCTAAGTCTGAGGAGAACTTAGTAAGCGCGCAGGTGGCTGAGATGAACGCTATCTACAAGCATGACGAAAGCCTTGGTGAGGGAACATCACAATGGATAAAGGACTTACGAGCTGGCACCCGTTCTTTCATCACTATGGGATTCTTCTTCCTGCTGTGCTTTGTAGACATAGGTATGTTTGTCTATGGATACAACAATGGCGTGGCATTCCCTGCGCTGGCTGAAAAGCTGTGGGATAGCAATACCCAGGCACTGTTTGCTTCTATAGTAGCGTTCCATTTTGGTGGCCGAGCCTTTGGAAAATGATCTGGACTCTTGTCTTAGTGACGGGAATAAACATGAACTCAATCCTGGTCGTTGGATATTTTGAGTATGAGGCTGCCTGCCAGAAGGCGGCTAAAGAGTGGCGTGACCTGGGCTACAAAGTGGGGTGCGTTCAAACGCAAAAGAAATGAAAGTCTCTGCCAAAGCACTTAAAGCAATTAAGCATCACGAGGGCATCAGGCAGCGTCCCTATAGGTGCAGTGCTTTGCTGCACACAATTGGCGTTGGTCATGTTTTGTATCCAGCCCAAGGAAAGCTACCAATTGACCAGCGCATGGGATTTTTACTCAAGCCAGAGGATGACCGGCTGTGGAGCATGGAGGAAATAGATGGAATTCTTGCAACAGACCTTAGACGTTTTGAACTTGGAGTGGAGAAGTTCTGTCCCGTCACTCTTACCCAAGGCCAATTTGATTCTTTGGTATCTTTTAGCTTCAACTGTGGTCTGGGAACACTACAGCGCAGCACCCTCCGTCAAAAGGTTCTTCGCAACGATATGGAAGGCGCTGCGGAAGAACTCTTGAAATACTGCATGGTTGGCGGCAAGCCAATCAAGGGTTTGCAGAATCGACGTAGAGATGAACGCGCCTTATTTCTATCATAGCGTCCTTTAAATCACCTCGCAGTTGCTCAATAGCATCCTGTTGGGCTTGCATACGCAGGTAAGCATCAACAGCAAATTTGGCTAGGTTTTCATTTGACCAGGCGGCGAAGTTTGGTAGATCTAGCATTTGGTTTAGGACAATTTTTGGGTGGAACAATAACGCACCATATAGCTTCTGCTGGTGCTTGGCGCTGGGCTTTTGTCCAACGGTCTATGTAAGAATCAGGCATTGCCTTTATTGCGTTGTAAATAGAGTCAGGAGGGCGATTTAAATGTTCTGCTACCTCCTTTACGGTCATGCCATCTTGGTGTCTACGCAACAACCTACGGATGTTTGGGTGGTTTGGCGGCATCATCTTATATGCCTCTCCGTTTAATATTTAAATGGTCATTGGCACCAGGGCGTGGAGTTTCCATTTTTGGCGGATGATATACGGGCCTGTCCCAAATGCTTAAAGTAGAAGGTAAGGCTTCGTTTTCGGCACGATAACGTGGTGACCACTCACCAGCTAGGCCCAGAGCCTTGCGCTTAGAGTCAGTGCCATTTGCGAATCGTCCGATACTCATACATGGCCTACCTTTTTTAAGTTATCTCTAGTTTGCTGGTTGGCTGGGTAACGTACATCTTTGCATCCCCACCAGGTGGATTCCCAAAACAAGCCTTGATCTTTTTTTACAAGCACATAGCCAAGTTCTGGAAAAGTTTTCATATTTAGCGCATCAATAAATGATTGGGCGGTGTGGTCTTGAATGTCGTCATCATCCAGCTTGTCCCGCGCCGCAGCACGTTTGCTTTGATAGCCTGTCATCACTTCCCCCAAAAAAAGAAAATTAGCGTCACTACAACGCAAACAACCAGCACAGAAATCAGCGCCTTGACAGTGCCAAACGTATCACCATAGGGGTCACTATCAACAACCATTCCACGTTCAGCGTATGCCCTGTTTGCGGACTCCATACGCTGCTTGCGTATCGGGCAGTTGCGCCCTTGAGTGCAGTTTCCATTAGCATCACAGCAGTTAGTCATTTGTTACGCTCCAAGGTTATTTAGTGTGTCCATAATCAGTTCCATGCC